CGGTCGAACTCGGCACCAAGCCGCACTTCCCGCCGATCGCGCCCTTGGTCGAATGGGCCGAGCGGAAACTCGGTTTGTCGCCCAACGAGGCTCACCACGTGGGCTTCCTGATCCAGCGCAAGATCGGACGCAAGGGCACCGAGGGCGCCTTCATGTTCAAGCGCGCCTTCGAGGCCGGCCGCGGCCAGGTCGAGCGCTTCTTTGAGAACGCGGCGGCCCGGATCGTCGAGCGCATGGGGAGGATGGCATGAGCCCTGCGGTACGCAACGCCATCGTCGCCAAGATCGCCGGCGTCGTCCCGACGCCCCATGTCTTCGCCTTCGAACGTTTCGCCAAAAGGCCGTCCGATCTCCGCCGGTTGTTCGAAGCTGATGGTCGTATCCACGGTTACTTGGTCCGGCGGATCTCGGTCACGGAGGAAGCGCATACCTCGCACATCAACCGCGAGGTCACCACCTGGCAGGTCCGGGGCTACCGGAGCCTCGACGACGACAGCCGGTCCGAGATCCTGTTCGACACCGAGGTCGATGCCGTCCGCGCCGCCTTCCGTACCGACGACACTTTGGGCGGCGCCGTCGAGACGACGACGGTCGAGGGCAAGGTCGGCCTGCAGCTCGACGATTCCGGGCCGGTGATGTTCGCCGGCCACCTCTGCCATTCGGTTCGCATGACGCTGAGAACGCTCGGTGACATCGACGCCGGCCTCTCGGCGGCCGGCGTCTTCGAGACCTTTCACGCCGATTGGGACGTGCCGGCACACGGCGACGCTGCCCCGCCGCTGCCGGCGTCCGAGCCGGACGCCGCCGACACTGTAACCTTGGAAACGGAGTGATTACCGTGAGCAAAGAGACCCGACCCTACATCATCCCCGCCGCCGGGCGCCTGGTCCGCGACCCGGAGCGCGGCGGGCACCTGGCCGAAGGCGGCCGCCACGCCGTGCTGACCACCTACTGGTGCCGCCGCGAGCGCGAAGGTTCCGTCTTCATCGCCGACACCAAAACCCAGGCCACCGCCCTTCGCGACGAAGCGGCCAGGCCCGCCCCCAAATCCAAGTCCAAGGAGTAGGCCATGATCTCGCTCAACCAGATCCCCATCGATATCAGGACGCCCGGCGCTTATATCGAGATCGACAACAGCCAGGCACTGCGTGGCCTGCCCGGCATCCCGTCCCGGATACTGGTCCTCGGCCAGCGCCTGGCCGCGGGAACCGTCGCCGCCCAGGTCCCGACCCGGGTGCTCGACGAAGCCGAGGCTGAGGCATTCTTCGGACGCGGCTCCATGCAGCACCTCATGTTCCGGGCGCTCAAAGCCAACAACGCCTACACAGAGACCTGGGCCATCGCGCTCGACGACGGCGCCGGCGTCGCCGCCTCGGGCTCAGTCAAATTCGGCGGCACGGGCACGGCGGGCACCATCAACCTCTATATCGCCGGCCAGCGGGTGCGGGTCGCCGTTGTCTCCGGCGACGCGCTTTCCGACATCGCCACCGCCACGGCCGCGGCCATCACGGCGGCCACCGATCTTCCGGTGACGGCCGCCGTCAACGGCGGAGACAACACCCAGGTGGACCTGACCGCGCGCCACAAGGGCGAGGCCGGCAACGCCATCGATGTGCGCGTCAACCACTATCCGGACGAGAAGGATCCGAGCGGTCTCACCTACACCGTCACCGCCATGGCCGGCGGCTCGGGCAACCCGGACATCGCCGGCGCCATCGCGGTGTTCGGCGACGAATGGTGGACCGACATCGCCATGCCGTGGACGGACACGGCAAATCTCACGGCATTGGAGGCCGAGCTGGCATCCCGCTTCGGGCCGCTCACGATGATGGACGGCCACGCCTACGCGGCGGCCACGGGCAGCCATGCCGAGCTGACGACGCTCGGCAACGGACGCAATAGCCCGCACCTCACCATCATGGGAGGCGACGGATCGCCGACGCCGCCCTGGGCCTGGGCCGCCGCGCTTACCGGCGTCTGCGCCTACTACGGCAAGATCGATCCGGCCAGGCCCTTCCAGACCCTGCCGCTCGATGGCGTCATGGCGCCCAAGCCCGAGGACCGCTTCACCATGGAGGAGCGCAATCTGCTTCTCTTCGACGGCATCGCCACCTTCAAGGTCGACGGCGGCGGGCGGGTCCTGATCGAGCGCGTCATCACCACCTATGAGACCAACGCCCAATCGGTCGATGATCCCAGCTTCCTCGATCTCAACACCATGAAAACCCTGGCGCTCTTGCGCTACCAGGTGCGGGCCCGCATCCAGACCCGCTTCCCGCGCCACAAGCTGGCCGACGACGGCGCCAACGTCGGCGCCGGCCAGGCGGTGGTGACGCCGAGGATCATCCGGGCCGAGCTCATCGCGCTGTTCCGCCAATGGGAAGAGGCGGGGCTGGCCGAGGACATCGACCAGTTCAAGTCCGATCTCATCGTCGAGCGAGACCAGTCCGACGTCAACCGCGTCAACGCCCTGATCCCGCCCGACATCGTCAACCAGTTCCGCATCTTCGCGGGCAATGTCCAGTTTAGGCTGTAGGAGGCAGAGATGGCCGAAACTTCACCCAACCGCCGCGCCGGGCGGATCTTCCTCAAGATCGGCGGCGAGCAATACGACGCCAAGGGCTCGTTCACCTACAACCCGGGCGGCGTCAAACGCGAGTGCATCGCCGGCGCCGACAAGGTCCACGGCTTCAAGGAAGCCGTGCAGGTCCCCTTCGTCGAAGGCGAGATCACCGACCGCGGCGACCTGGATCTGGCCACGCTGCAGGCGATCGAGGACACGACCGTGACCCTCGAACTCGCCACCGGCAAGGTATTCGTGCTCCGCAACGCCTGGTACGCCGCCGACGGCGACGTGCAGACCGAAGAGGCGGTGATCCAGTGCCGTTTCGAGGGAATCTCGGGCGAGGAGGTGGTCTAGATGGTCGAACAAGAGCAACAACGCCAGCCCATCGATCTCGACGCCGTCGACTGGGCCGAGGTCGACCCCGAAACGGGGGCCGTCACCGTGACGCTCGCCTATCCGATCGAGCGCACCTTCAAGGGCGCGGATGGCGAACGCGCGGAAACCACCAAGGCCGTGACCCTGCGCCGGCCGAAGGGGAAGGACCTTCGCCTCGTCGGCAAGAAAGGCGTTTCGGAGGTGGAGATCGGCCTCAAGCTGATCGACCGGCTTTCCGGTGCCGACATGCCGATCGCTGACGAACTGGATGCGCTCGACATCGACCGGCTGTCGCTGGTGATCGAGGTTTTTACCGAGGGGTCCCGTCCGACTGGCGGGAGGTGATGGCGGACGTCGCCTACACCTTCCACTTCCCGCCATCGGAACTCTGGGACATGGGCGTCGACGAACTGTTGATGTGGCACGGACAGGCAAAACGGTTCCATGAGCAACCTTAGACTCTCCATCGTCGTCCAGGCGATAGACCGCGTCACCAAGCCGTTGCGGCGGATCGGCGGGACCGTGCGCAGGCTGGCCCGGTCCGCCGGTGTCGACCGCGTCGCCGGAGCCGCCATGGGCGCCGGCCGGGCCTTCGGACGGGCGGCCGGGGAAGCCGGGAAGCTGGCCGCCAAGGTCGCCGCCATCGGCGGGGCCGGCGCGCTCCTCTTCAAGAAGGGGCTCCTGGACACGGCGGCCGAGTTCGAGAAGTTCCTGGCCATCCTGGAAACGACCGAAGGGAGCATGGCCAAGGCCAAGGCGTCCTTCCAGTGGGTCAACGACTTCGCGGCGACGACGCCGTTCCAGCTCGCCACCGTCACCGGCGCCTTCGTCAAACTCCGCTCCTACGGCCTCAACCCCACGGGCGGCCTGATGAAGACGCTCGGCAACACGGCCGCCGCCATGGGCAAGGGCCTCGACCAAGCGGTGGAGGCCGTGGCCGACGCGGTGACCGGCGAGTTCGAGCGGTTGAAGGAGTTTGGCATCACGGCCCGAACGGTCGGCAAGCGCGTCGTCTTCGAGTACTCCCACATGGGCCAAACGATCCGTAAAGTCGTCAGAAAGGGAAACCGCGAACAGATCCAGTCGACGCTGCAGGCGATCTGGAACGAGAAGTATTCCGGCGCCATGGAAAAGCTGATGAAGACCTGGAATGGCATGATGTCGAACCTGGCCGACCAGTGGACGCGGGTCGCCAACATGATCATGGAGAACGGCGTCTTCGATTTTCTAAAGGGCACCTCGAAAAATGCCTTTGCGAGATCAAGGTGGCATTGCTGCTGTACTCCGGCCTCATGATTTTCGGCCTTCGCTCTTCGTTGAGCGTTTGATTTGATGTCCAAACCCGTGTTCTGCGCGG